CTGGTACACCAACGCGTAGATTAGTACCCAATATTCCAGTAGCAATTAACACACCAACAACAACAAATCGACCAACAAATATACCAACAAATATACCAACTAATATACCAACTAATTTACAATTAACTTCACCATCAACATCATCACCATCTTTATCATTTAAACCTACTAAATCAAAAAAGGGAACAATTAGATATTATCATGAAAAAATGATTCAATTGAGTAAATTTGAGATAGGAGACGAATTTGATGTAGGTACAAGAAATGAACATAGAATAAAAATTTTACAAGAATTATCTGTTAGAGAAGACACAATTCTTTATATAGGAGAAGTACTTAAAACCGACTCTATTAAAGATAAACGTGTTATAATTAAAATTCAACCAAGATATAATAAAGAATTATTAGAAAGTCTTATTGGTGAAAAAATATTACTAAAATCAAATTTACATTTACCATATCAAGTAACTACAGAATCAACTACTATGAATAAATTAAAAAGAAATTGTCCTAATGCAATTGTATCTGAAATGTATTTTTATGGTAGTATAAAAATTCCAGACCAATTAGAAAGATATATACTAATTTCAACAGAACTTTATAGGGATCTCACTATTTTAAAAGGCCAACATATTGATATTATTAAAAAATCAATATTATTAGCAATAAATGCTGTGAAAAAATTTCACGAATGTGGACTTTTACATATGGATATCAAACATGAAAATATGATGTTCTCTACATCTCATATGAATCAAGTTAAATTAATTGATTTTGGTTCAGCTGAAGAAATTTTAAACAGAAATGGTATTCGTAAATTATATGAACCAGTTAAAGGTATAGAAGGTACACCAATGTATATGTCTATCGGACAACATGAAAAAAATATAAAAGATTATATGGATGACATTCAAGCCTTTGCTTGGATGTTATTAGATTTATTGAGTGACCGCTTAATAATGCAAGGTATGCATTGGTTTGGTTTTAATTATCAAGAAATTTGTGATAAAAAAAAAGAATTTATATATAATGCAATTAACGGATTTCCAAATAAACAATATAATGATTTATTTATTGGTGGCAATCTAACAGAACATAATCTAAAAGTTATTGGAGAATTGGCTGTTTATACTTATAAAAGAGCAGATATGAAAAATAAATATCCATCTGATAAATATCAAAGTAAATATAATTATTATTATTCTGATTTTAATGATAATTATTATAAAGATATTAATAAAATTATTAATAATTTAATATAAAAAATGATATTAGTAGTAATATTATTACTAATGACTAAAAAATTCAATTATCATACACTTGAATTATTAAAAAATATTAACGAATGTTGTATTAAAATTGCTATTAATAAAAATTTAAATTGTAAATTTAAAAAACTTTATTGTTTAAAAAACACAGATTTATATAATAATTACTATTGTAAATATTTTGATTAATTATTATTTATTACTATTTCTTATCATATCCTTTATTTTTTTTATTTGTTTCTTATAATGCTCCTGTGGTTCTTTTAATAATATAAAATTTAATAATAATTCTACCATATCTTGATATTTTTGAGTTTCTATATTTGTACATATTACTTCCTTATTTTCTAATGCGAATTTTTGTATTTGTGATGTTTTTTCATTAACTAATTCATCAGCAATACTATTTAAATCCTTTAATATGAATTCGTCATCTATTTTAATTAATGCATTTGTATCGTTTTTATATAAAATATTATTATTTTCCGGAAATTCTTTATTAAAATGTATTTCTTTTGTTAATAAACGAGGAATATCGTATGCGTTCTTAAATATATTCAACATTTTTTCGTAATTAATATAATCCAATCTTTCACTTCCATAATTATTTATATATATATTATTTGTAATATTATTTTGATTTTCTAAATTCTCTATATTATTTTGTGTCTCTATATTATTTTGATTTTCTATATTAGTATTTATATTTTTTAAATTAGGTTTTCTCGCATGCATTATACTTCGAGGTTTACAATTATTTCTTTTTAAATGTCTACATTTTGCTTGTTTTGTTGTAAAAGATATCATACATCTCGAACATGTTAAATCATCTAATCCGTTGCATTTTAATTCATGTTCTAATAAGAATTTTTTTGTTTTATACATTTTATTACATTTTTTACAAATAAGAGAGCTATTTTCACTTTCTTCAGTTGGGTTTACCTTTTCTTCATATATTTTTATACATTGGTTTTCATAATTATTATTATAATGCTTCGCATTTTGATGCCTTTTTAAATCAAATTTTCTTTTTGTTGTATATTCACATAACGCGCATTTAATAATATTGACTGCGTCATTTGCGTTTTTTTGCGCCATTACTATATATATCCATTATTTTTTGTTTTTATATATTTTTGTTATCACTATTAAATACTATATATTCAATTATTCAAAAAACGCAGTTGTAATTTATATTATATTAAATTTATTAATACTTGATTTTATTTTGCATTTAGAGTTTACCTTTTCTTCATAAATATTCACCTTTTTAAAATTTATTTTTTATTTAATATATACAATTTATATTTGAATTTATATTTATTTAATTATTTTAATATATATTAAAATATTTTTATTGCGTTATTTTTATGCTATTAATATAAATATGATATTTAATATTTATATAAAAAATGATTTATTATTATATATTACATATAAATGCATAAGCTAATTGATGAATATTTAAATGATGATCTGATAGATAAAATTTATTCAATGATTATATATAAACAAAATTCTAATTTATTATTTCAAATAAATTATTATCCTTTATGTAAAAAATATATTGATTTGTTTTATAATTATATTATAAATTATTGGAGTTTTTGTTATATTGATGGGTTAAGTATTATTTGGAAAATATATCATTTATGTATAATTGAAAAAAGTGATATAATATTTAAAGGTGATTATTTTTTAAATATTTTATTGGGAAATTATGAAAAATATATATCAGAAGAAATTGAACAAATATATACATCAGAATTATTAAGAATATTAAATAATTCAAATATAAATATTAAAAATTTATTAATTAAAAAATATATAAATAAATACATAATGGTATTGAAAAAACATCATTTGGAATTTATTGATATAGAACTTTCTATTTGGGGTGATATATCAAAATATGGATATAATGATGAGAGTTTAAGTGATTTTAAAATAGAAGAAATTAAAAATGCTTATAATTACAAAGCACCTATAATAAATAATAATGATATATATAATACAATATTATAATATTGTATTTATTACTATTATAATGTATATAATATTAAATTCTATAATTTGAAAATTTTAAAATATAATTTATATTTTTTATTATAAATAATACTAATAATTGTCAATTTTTCCTTTGGGCTTACTTTTTCTTCGGATGGGTTTACTTTTTCTTCAGATGGGTTTACTTTTTCTTTCATTGGGCTTACTTTTTCTTCAAATATTACTACTTTTTTAATTATTTATTTTTATAAAATATTATAATTAAATATATATTTTATTATCATTATAATAAATATAATAATCTATTTCAAAAAAATATTAAATTTAGACAAAATTTATTTATAAAAATTTACTGCGTCTTTTTGCGTTATTACCATATTTCATGACATAAATATTTTTATAAATAAATTTTAACATCAGAAAAAACGCAAATAACGCAGTAAAAAAAAGAAAAATATTTTTTCAAATTTTTTTTTCAAAAAAACAAAGGTTTTTATAAATATGTAAATTATGGAAGTAAAATATTACTATTATGATAAATATAATATATGTGTAAATATCGAAAAATCATCGCGTTTTAACGTAAGTTAATAAATTATAATAAAAAAGAATGTCTTAAATATTCATTTATATTTTTAACTTTCATCTCTATACAATTCAAAATTTACATCACGAATACTACACCAATAATACTACATTGTATATTTCTCTAACATCTATACAATCTCCTCCAGTTTATTTACCCACTCTACACGTTATTGTACCTTCTTATTTACAACAAACAAAATGTTATAATACTCAAATTCCTGCTTTGTCAACATCTAATATATCTCATTCGCCATTTTATGTGCTTAAATATTCACTATATACCATTCAACTCGCGTGTTAAAACATTTACTTTGCAAATTTTCAATTTCAATATTATTATGTAATATATAAAGATATATAATTTATATATTTATTATATGAATATAGATATAGAAAAAATAATAAATGAATCAGTTAATACAGATTGGAAAAATATATTGATTGATTTAGTTCAACCTTATAAATATTATATAAATGAAAATTTAGAAAAAGAATATTTTTTTTATAATGACAGAATACTACCGGAAAAAAATTTAATATTTAATTGTTTTAATCATTTTAATATAAATGAGTTAAAGTGTATTATTATAGGAGAAGATTGTTATCATACAAAAGGTGTGGCAAATGGATTATGTTTTTCACATAATAAAAATATAAATAATAAATTACAACCATCATTGGTTAATATATTTAAAGAATTAAATAGAAATGAACAAAAGATAAGAATAAATCCTGATTTGTCAGATTGGGCAAAACAAGGTTGTTTATTATTAAATATGTCTTTGACTGTATTACAATCTTGTCCAAATTCTCATAAAAATATATGGAATGATTATATACATGAAATAATTGAATGGATTGATAAAAATTGCAACAACGTTTGTGTTATGTTATGGGGTAATTTTTCACAAAATACTGAAAAATATTTTATTAATACTAATAATATTATATTTAAGGCGGGACATCCTTCTCCGTTAAATACTACAAATCCATTTATTGGATGTAATCATTTCAAATTGTGTAAACAATATCATGATATTAAATGGGTTTAATTTTCAATAATATATTATTCAAGTATCACACCTTTTTATAATATCTGTTATTATATAATATTATTTTTTCATTATATGGTTTAGTTATCATATATTCTTTTATATAATTATTTATTTTTACACCACCACTTTCTATTACATAAATATAAATATCGTATAATTTATCATAAAAAGATTTTTCTGGACAATATATACATTCTGTACCACTACATCTACAATCTTTACAGACACCTATATAATCTATATTACTTATTATTTCATAATCATCATCAATATTAATCAATACACCCCTATCTTTTTCACATTTATATGCAATATAATCATATTTACATATTTCACATTTTAATTCTATATCTTTTTTTTCCCAACATTTTTCACAATATATATATTCACTATCTGGGTATAATTCTTTATTAGTTTTTATATTTATTAAATCTTTCAATAATATTCTTTTTTCATCAGTTATGTTATTGCAATTATTACAATTCATTTAATATATTATATACATTATAATTATGATATTTATATAATATATATATATATATAAGTAAATAATATATTATATAAATATGATTTATATTAGGTTATTTACTTTTTATTTATGCTATTTAACATGTGTATGTTCTATACCATCTATTAAAAATTTGTATGTTGAAGATATTTTACATAATGATTTTATAAATTGGAAATCTAATTTTAATAAATATTATTATGACAAAGAACACAATGAAAGATTTGTTATTTTTAAAAATAATATTGATTTTATAAATAAACATAATAAATTATATGAAAATGGAGTAGAATCATTTTATATGAATATTAATCAATTTACTGATATGTCTAATTTAGAATTTTCATATAAAATGAACGGATATAAAGAATATTTAAAAAATACTACTCTTAAAAATTATTATGGTATTAATATTGGTAATAAATGTACTCATTATAATATTACAGATATTCCTGATTCTATTGATTGGCGGCAACAAAATGCAGTAACAGAAATTAAAAACCAAGGACAATGTGGTAGTTGTTGGTCGTTTTCAACAACTGGTGCATTAGAAGGTGCTTGGAAAGTTGCCGGTAATGGTATAATTTCATTATCAGAAGAAGAATTAGTACAATGTGATAAAAAACATGATAATGGTTGTAATGGTGGTATTATGGAAAATGCATATGAATGGGTTATAAAAAACGGAGGTATTACTACTGAAAAAAATTACCCATATACATCTGGAAATGGTATAAATGGTAAATGTAATTATAATAAATCAATGCATCATGTAGTAACAATAACAGATTATTGTGAATTAAATCACAATGATGAAAAAGATTTAGAGAAGGCTTTAGTACAACAACCAATTGCTGTTGGTATTGAGGCAGATAAAAAATCTTTTCAATTTTATAGTGGTGGTATATTTCCTGCTATAAAATGTGGTTCTAAACTTGATCATGGTGTATTAGCTGTTGGATATGGAATTGATAATAAAAAGAACATGAAATATTGGATTGTTAAAAATTCTTGGGGTGAATCTTGGGGAGATAATGGATATATTAAACTTGAAAAGGACCCTTCTAAAAAACATCATAAGAAAATTAGTACTTGTGGTATTGCAAAAGCCGCATCATATCCAGTAGTTTAAAAAAAATGATTAATATTAATTGTTTGTAATATTATATGACTTATAATATTTTTGATAATTTAAATGATGATATATTAAATATTGTTTATTCGAAAATTTTATATCCACAGCCTCATTATTTATTGGAAGAAATAAGAGATACTTATTTTTATAAAGGCAAATTAGTATCTTTTAAAAATGAAATTGCGAAAATTCGTTCATTTATATTAAAGTATAATACTGATATGATTACTACTTTATTGTATTTATTATTAGTAAAACAAAAATTTATAAATGAATATGATTTAGATACTTGTACTGATTATGAAGCATCTACTATTGTTCGACCAATATTTACTAATATTATTAAAAATAAATTAAATAATAAATATAATAAAAAAAAAATTATAATTATAATAGAAGATATTTTATATAGTATTCCGAGAAATAATCTACATAAAGTTATGAATAAAGTATATTTGCATTAAATAACTTATTTAACATTATATATATATTATAATACATATAAAATGTTAGAAAATATGTTTGAAGATATGTCAATTGATGATATTAAATTGTGCCATATTTGCAATAAAAGAACAATTGTTAATAATAATATTTGTATTAATTGTAATATTGTATATAATTGTATTAAATGTGATTTTTTTGTTGATTATAATAGTTCTTATATTTGTCATAAATGTTTATAAGTTATTTATAATTAAATTTATTGTTTTCATATAAATATTTTAATTCTTTTTTTTCAGATATTATATAATATATATTGATATTTAATTCACATAATTGTAATATTACTTCTACAATTCTTTTAAATTCATCAAAATTAATACTACTTGTAAATATATTTATTATATATTTATAATTTTTATCATCCATTCTTGTTATATTTAATACGTTATCAATCTCAAATAATTTTGAAATTAAATTTATTTTATTATATGTATTTATATCTATATTAAAAAATATGCGGTTCATATTTAATATTATATTCCTTTGTTTATATTTAATATTAAATATGAACCGATAATTATTAATATAAATCCTATTAATTCTCTTATAGATATTTTTGCATTATAAAAATAATAACTTATAAATAATAATATAATTAATTCATAAGATGTTATAATTTTAAATTTTGCAGGATTTTCAGTATTTCTTATCAAATTATATGTTATATATAAAAATATAGCTAATAATATCCCGCAAAATATTAATATTTTATAATTTTTTTTATTAATATTTTTCAATTCGTTATTATATATACCGAATAATAATAATAATATAGCAGCGGTTATACATGTTACTATTGGATATATATTACCATTAAATACATAATATCGTTGTATCATTATTGCTATAATTACTATTATTGTTCTTAATATTGCATATGATATCCATTCTATATTATTCATGTCTTTCTATTAAAAAAATGATAATATATTTTTATTATTTTTTTAAACTTAAAAAATGGATAATTTATATTATAATACAATTGATGTTTCGGATGTAATTGGAGAAGAATTAGATTTAGTTTCTAAGTTAACTTTCAAACCTGCAAATATTTTCATTTCGAAACATTGTTATGAAATTAATTATACTATTTATAATGATTTGACATATTTATCATCATCTATTAAGTATTATTCATATGAATTTGAAACAATTTTTGGATTTAAAAGTAATTGTTCTAATTTCTATAAAGGTAAAATTATTAAAATTAATTATTCGAAATAGAATATTATTTAGCTTATTTTCTCTATGACTAATCTACAAGAAGTATCATATATTTCACATATTTTCACATCCTCTATCATACATTGTTCTATGAATTCATTTATTTTTTTTATTTTAATTTTTATATCATTTAAATTTATTTTTAATATTTTCTCTGCCAAATCTATAAAAGTATCCATTAATATATCATATAAAGTTATTATAATACCCTGTTTCTCTAATAACATTTCTCTATTTTTAAATTTTTTTGCTATATTTATTTTAAATCTTCTATCATCTATATCTCCTAATAAATATTTTATTCTTTCATTTTTATGCCATTTATCATTATCATTTAATCTAATTCTTATAGGTCTCAGATTTATATCATCAATGTGATTTATTATTCTATAATAATTATACATTATACTACATATATCCTTTTCTATACTTTTTTGATACCATAGTGTTTGAATTTTTCTTATATTATCATGATATCTATTTCTACAAATATCATCACCAAAAGTTCTTTCTATTATTAAGTTATTTTCTCTCATATATCTAAAATATTCTGGATTATGTATTGGTTCGTTTTTTTTTATTATAGTTAAGGTTCTCCAATCAAAATGTACATGACAACTTGTACACCACATTTGATGACAACCAGACGATTTCATTATTGATATATTACACCCAGGACAGGGTTTTGATTCTTTTTTTATTAAATTTGCTGTTTCTATATCATCTATATTACATTCGTGATTTTCTAATACTAATTTAAAACATTTCTTACAACTTGTTTTTTCACACAATTCACAATACCAGTTTTTATTTACAAATCCTTTACAATCATTATTAGAACAAGGATATATATATTTATGTTTTGATAAAGTTTCAACATTATCATCTTGTCTAATTCTACGCAATTTCAATAAACCAAGATATCTTTTATATCCAGATATCTTATTTTTTAATAAAATATATTCTAAATTTTCATAATCATTTACTATAATATCTCCTTCGTGTTCTAACTCTTTTATTATTTTCTCTATTTTTCTTATATCTTTTATTATACTTAATGATTCTTGAGTTCTTGGTATTTCAGCTTTCTGTTCTTCGAATAAAATTTCTTTTATGTGATTTTTATATAATCCATCTATATATCTCTTATTAAACATATTAATTAATATAGTTCTTGTTAATTTTCTATTACAATTCATACAACTTTTTTCAGTTCTTTTTATATCATATATATATCGTTCCATACATATTTTACAACATTTATATTCACAATATGGACATATTGTGATATTACTCTTTTTAATATTATTTTCACAACATATTGGACAAATTAATTGTGACATATATTTATATATGTCTATATATGTATAAAGATATAATGATTTTTTATATATAAAATATGAATCTATTATACGATAAGGATAATTTATTTAATATATCTACTTTTTTCAATTTAAATCACTCTTATAATCTAATACTTACTTCAAAATTTTTTTTTGAAAATAGATTTATTATTAATCGATATAATAACTTTCTTAAATATTATAATAAAATTAATTTAAATACTCTTTATTACGATTTGAATTATAATGATATTAATTTATATTTTGAATATGAAGATGATATTCCATTAAATATTGTAGATATTTGTTACATTAAATTTGAGTTTAATAATTTTAATTACAATTTTAATATCATTAATTATTTTACAGAACTTAAATTATTTAAATTTGACAATATTGTAGTACACAATAATCTTTATTATATATTAAATTATATTGAATTTATTATTTTGCAAAAATTTAATTATACTAAAAATAATATTTTTTATAAAATTATGTATTATTCATTAATTGATATTTTTAATAATTCAAAATTAAATTCTATATCATTCTCTATTTATGATATGTTTTCATTGCTATATCATATTTATAATAATGAAAATAATATTATTTATAATTTATTTAATTTTATACAACATTCTCATTTAAATAATGTTTCGTTAAATGATTTTATTTATAATTATATTATATTTTTTATATCTTTTAAAAAATATTTAATTATTTATAAAATTGATAAGTTTAAATTTTTCGAAGTTTCTTTTATATACTTGTTTATACTTTATATTTATTATAATTTTATTGATTTTGTTAAACAAGATTTACAATTTAATATCTTACTAATTAATAAAATTATTGAAATTTTACCAGATATATATATTATTGATAATAATATTATACCATTATATATTAAAAATTATATAATAAATCATTTAACTAATATTGGAATATATATTTTACCATAATATCTTTTTTTGATTTAGAATAATTTAAATAATTATAGCCCATTAATAATATTAATAAATATATAAAAGACTATAATAACATTAAAGTTAATATATTTATTTATTTCAATATAACTTTATAAAATATTGGACACATTCCCCCATAATATATTTACGATTTAATAATATATTAATATTTTTTATTCTTATCTATATAAAAATATAGATAATATTATTATTTATTATGGGTAATAATTCAACCAAACAACAATATATTGACAATATTAAAAATAATAACAATGACCCCTATATTATTTTTAATTTATCTAAAGATTTTACTTGGGAAGAACTTAGAACTTCTTATAAAAATTTAGCAATCAAATCTCATCCAGATAAAGGGGGTGATAAAATTATATTCGATTTTATTACAGAGAAATTTAAATTTTTAGCAAATGAATATAAATTGCGCACTGATAATAAATCTCATTTAGATTTAAAAAAAGAATATTCTTCATTTTCTGATAATATTAATATACCACACTTTAAAGAAGATGATGATATGCCGTTTAATGCTAAATTTAATTCAAGATTTGAACAATGTAAAATTTACGACGAAGATAAAGATTTTGGTTATGGTAATAATATGATTGATTCTTCTAAAAACAGGGAAGATATTTCAATTGAAAATATATTTAAAACTAAAAAAATTAATAATAACCAATTTAATGAAACTTTTAATACATCGGTAAATTCTTCTTCAAAAATTATTAAATATAAAGAACCACAGGCTTTAATATTAGCAAAAAATTTACAATATAGCGAAATTGGCCAAGGTAAAACTGACGATTATAGTAGTTCTGCTGAAAAAACTAATTCTCTTGCATATACTGATTATTTTAAAGCACATTCTACAAATAGATTAGTTAGCCCACAAGAACTTAAAAATTTTAAAGAATATAAATCTGTAGAAGAATATGAAAAATATAGTAATAAAAAAATTAAAAAAAAACTTTCATCTTCTGAAATTAAAAGAATTGATGAAATTAAGAAAAATGAAGAAATTATAGAATTACAAAGATTAGAAAGACTTAAAAAACAAAATATTGATATTGAAAAAAATTATGAAAAAGCAAATAGACTTTTTTTAAGATAATTTCTTAGTATTATATTAAAGATGAAAATTCATTATCATTATATTATTTGCTATTGGTTTATTTTATGGACAATACTATATTTATTTAATATAATTTCCTTTAATCCTATATATCCTTTGATATTAACCTATTTAATAAACTTAACCATATTATTATATATTACAAATTTTAATTTTGATTATATTTTTTACAAAAAACTATTTTATATTAGCTTTTTTAAATTATTTTTTATTTTATTAGTTTTTATTAAAAACAATTTCAGAATATCATTTCATAAGAAAGATATTTTATTTACTATATTTATAGTTCTATTATATGTTAATTTTATGACTATTTTAAGAATTAATCCAATTGATGTGTATAAAGTTTTATATTATGATTTAATTAATTTTAATAAAGTTACTTATTATAACTATTTTAATACATTATATTTAAAAAAATGATTCAATATTTACACTTATATATATATGTTATGTACTAAATGTCATAAAAAAAAAATTATTTCAGAATTCTCTTACAAAAATAATGATTTGAAAATATTATATTTACATTGTGATTATTGTAGAGATAAAATTAACTCACAAAATAATAAAAAAAATATAGAAAATGATAATTACAATTTTATTAAATCTAACAATATTGTACAATGCAAATGTGGCAAATCTTACATATCTTTTAGAGATTATCATATTAATAGACATAATAATACATTATTTCATCTTAAAAATATTTCCTCTTCAATTATTAATGAATAATATCGATTTATATATAGATAAACTTGTATATTATTGTAATACTGATATTTTACTTAAAATTTTAACATATATTAATATTGATATTATTAAAAAACAAAAAAAAATAAAATTTTTACTTCACCTGGAAATTATTAAATATAAAGATGTTTGCTATTTTGATAATAGATTATCTATTTATAAAAATTTAGACAACCAATTATTTCTTCAAAATTATTTTAACAATAATAATGTTACTTTAATTAATGCTAATAATTTTATTAATAATAATCAAGTTATTAACACAAATGATGTAATTTTTAATACAAATATTGATAGCACAAGTAATGATTTGATTCTTTTTGATAATTTTAATAATAAAAATATCAAATTATATATTATGTATATTTAATATTTTATCCAATTGCATTTGAAATTTATTTTCTGTTTTATCTATTTCTTCTTTATTTATTTCAACATCCCATCTTATTATTCTAAATTTTTTTTTTATTAAATCATTTATATATATATAATCTTCTTCTATTTCCTTTACCAATGAATCTATATTATTATTAAGTATTATACCACTTAAATTATTATAATATATTATACTATTTATATTATATATCTCATATTTTATATCATTTATTAATTTCATTATATATTCTGAATAATTTGATATTATATGCTCCATTATATATATATTTTCATATTTTTTTAATTTATTTTCATTATTTATTAATTTATTATTATCATCATCTATTTTATAATTTATTTTTATAAATTCTTCCAACATATTTAAATAATATACTAATTTTTCTGAATATTTATTCCATCTTATATATATATCATTATCTATTAATTCTATTTCGTTCATTACTATATATTCTTTTTACATTTAAATTTATATAATTTTATTTATTTAAAGTTTTTTTTTATTTCTTCTATAATTTGATCGGTTTGATCTCGAAGAGTGGCACCCGTTTCTTTCACAAGCTGAATATTATCATTTGAAACTTTTTTAAATATTTCTCGACTATCTCTGTTTTCCATATTAGCCACTTGTAATGATTCTGAGTGTAAGCCGTCGGTATAACGCGGGGATACTTCATTGCTCCTTGGAGTACCAATATTTGTTACTTTGTAAGTACTACTCGTATTATTTAAATTTAATGATGGTACTTTTTTTTGTTCTTTTGTTATAAAAACATCTGGTAATTTTATTATTCCAAGTGGAGTCTTTGTTTGTTCTATATTTGTACTTGCACTTCTTGTTAAAAAACTTTCTGGTAATTTTATACTATTCTTTTTATGACTTACAACATGAGACGTAGACACATCTTTATCTGTAATTTTTGTTGTTGAAAAATATGCTGGTAATTTTATTATTCCAAGTGGAGTCTTTGTTTGTGATATATTTGTACTTGCACTTGTTGTTAAAAAACTTTCTGGTAATTTTATACTATTCTTTTTATGACTTACAAGATGAGAAGTCGATGCATCTTTATCTGTAATTTTTGTTGTTGAAAAATGTTCTGGTAATTTAAATTTATTTAAATTTAATTCATAAAATTTTTGACTATTTATTTTATTTAAATTAATATATATATTTTCTTTATAAGATTCTTCTATAATAACACCAATTGGTTCATTATAATTAATTATATAATTATTATCTGGTATATTAAAATAAACTATATATCTTATTTTATCATCAGTGGTTTGTAATTTGTTTAATTTATATGTTTTATCATATTCTTTATATTTTAATTGAATTTTATCATAATCTGATATGTCATATAAATTATTTTCTGTAATTATATCTGGTATATTTGTTGACTCCGTTTCATTATCATGGTGTATATATATTATATTTGATTTATGTTTTTCATTTATTGTTTGCTGATTTTTAATAATATTATATATTATATTTGATTCTTTCTCAACATCTTCCTCATAATCTTCTGGATAATAATAATTATCTTCCTCATCTTTCTCATAATCTACTTTGTGATTATTTTTAATATATATATATGAAACTGGTTTTTTAAAATTACTATCCAAATTAAAAGTTTTTAATTCTTTATTGTATATTAGCTTAATATATGAATATAATTCTTTATCAAGCTCATTGATAGGTATTTTAACTAAAAAAATTTCTGGAATTTCATTATTAAAATCTATATTAAATTCTATTTTTTTACTTATTTTTATAAATTCATTTTCTTTCAATTTATAGTATATTATTTCTAAAATAACTGGTAAAATTTTATTTTTATATATATCATATTTAATATTATTTGTTTCGAAATAAAAATCTATATAAGTTGTTTTTCTGTCTGGTGTATTATTACTACTACCAGGAATAATAATATTGCTTTTTTTAATATTTTTTGTATGCACATCAATCTGATTTTTTCCAGATTCTAATATAAATTCGTATGATGTTTCTTCTATATTATTCTTTAAAATATCTTCAGTACTTATACCAAGATTACTTGCAAAACTTTTTTTATCGCGTACAAGTGTAGAATCAAATAATTTTCCGAATTCTGAAAAATTATTTGTATTAGGTACATTGACATAATCTAATTTTTCACCGGGTTTAGAATTTTTATCAA